GTTAGATGAAGTTCAAACTGTAAAATCTGTTTTGTATAGATTTATTCCAGAAGATGGTAAACCAATTACTGATGCAAATTGTGCTTTCCGCTTGAGACATGATATTGAATGGTATAAACAAGAACTTTTAATCATGCTAGGTATTGAGGATTTAGAGATTATTCTATTAAGACCAGTGAGTGATATGTTTGAGGTTAATAAAATTCAAGGGAACTTAGATTCTAAGTTATTTGTCCAAGGAAAAGTAAATAAAGATATATGCGAAGTTCCTGAAGCGATTGATTGTATAAGCAATTCTATATCTTATAAAATGACTGTTGGCATAGATGAAGTATTGAAAGATTATCTAAATTTGTCTAAAAATGAGTATCACTTAGTAATTATGCTTAATTGTATTGATAAATAAAAATGGCTTGATAAACACATGGATTGAGGTGGAGATGAAAAAATTTGAATTATATAGCGCAGAATTCGTTAGCAAATATAGAAAACCTAAGTGTGTAATGAGTATTATTGAAGCTACTAGCTATGCAGAGGTAATACAAGAAATTGAAAGTAATGCAGGTTGGTTTACAGACACCAACTGTGCTTTCAAAGTTGCCTATATTGAGGAGGTTGTGGAATGATGTTTGAAACAGTTAAATATTATGGAGAAGGAATTAGCGGTAATATTGTTGAGCGGGAAACCCCTTATGGATTCTCACGAATGAAACATAAAAAACGTACTAAAAAAACAGTCTCCCAACCGTTGACTATTGAAGATTTTAAACTGATGGGGGAAGTTGCAGGAAAGGTAGCAAAAGCTTTTGCTGAAGGATATATGGAGGGAATTAAGTGACAAATAAAAACGAAAATGGGAAGTTAACTAATTTTCTAATACAATTACTGACAGCAATAATCTTAATCGGAATTTGTGTGATTGTTACTGGGCTGATACTTCGAGTTGTTCGTTTTATATGGCTCGGATATTAAATGCAAAAAAAGCCCAAGCTGACCTAGCTTGAGCGAATGTGAAAAGCACTTATAAATCATCAACCAAATGGTTTATAGGCCTTTATCATTATAGCACACATAACAATTATTCATACCAAAATAAAAATACCCGAACTGACCAAGTTCGAGCTACAACTGAATATATTATTTTATTTGGTTAATTTTTGGTCTGATAGATTATAACACAGACGTTACATACAAGCTAATAATTTGTTTGAGCTAGGAACTCGCTAAACTCAACTGGAAGGAAAATAAAATGGACGAAGATGGATGCATCGGAGGATGCTTAATTCCAATTATATTAATCATGTTTATTATATGGTTTGGCAGATATGCGCTGCATTGGTGGTAAACAAAAAAGCCCACGGCAATGGGCTTTACAAACGATTTATTCTAATACTATTATAACATAACAGGAGTTAGAATATGACAAAAGAATTGACGAAAGCACAATGGCATGATGTTCGAATGACCCTAAGAATTATCATTCGCAATAAGAAGAATGCCAAACAATCTCAGCTTATCAATGAAGCATTAGACAATATTAAAGACGAAGATGATCGCAAGATATTCAAACGTTACTACATTGACGGTTGGGGAATCATTAAGATTACAATGAATATGTATTACTCCAAGAGCGCAGTCATCGCAAGAAATAATAAAGCAACGCAACAGTTTGCTGAGAAATATGACGGTGGTCATTTACTCAAGATGTTTCATGAATAATATAAAGAACGCTACTTTTTCGTAGCGTTTTTGTTTTACGATTGAATCATGATAGATGTGAGTACACCAAAGGCAAGACACAGGTTCTATTGCTCAGGAGCATGGAGACGTATGAGAGAACAGATAATCAAGCGCGATAACAATGAATGTCAATGGTGCAAAGCAGAAGGCAAAGTAACAACAGCTAAGACTGCAACACTAGAGATAGATCATATCAAGGAACTTGAGTATCATCCAGAGCTTGCACTAGAGCCTACTAACCTTCGTACCTTGTGTCATGACTGCCATAACATCAGGCATAACAGACACAAGGACAAACAGTTTGATGATGAAACATTTGAATTCTGAAATTATTGTTCGGAAATTACAAAAAATAATTAAAATATACCCCCGGGTCTAAAATAATTGGGTTAAATTCCAAATTTACCACAGACCGGTTGGGGTTTTTTAACCAAATATAAAGCCATTTTTTTGAAAGGGGGGGTAACCATGGCAAAAAGCAAACTTGAAATAGAATTATTAGGGCTAATTAATGAAAAATCAGCTTCAGAAATCGAAAAGGTGGAGAGATATTGTAGTTTGGTTAGAATATCCAGAAACCTTGATAAATCTATTTCTAAAGATGGAACAATGATAAAAGTCATTAATGGTAATCAAGAATTTTTGAAACCAAACCCTGCCATTTCTGAGAAAGTGAAAATTAATACAGCTCTTATAAAATTGGATGAATTTTTCGAGGAAAAACGAGCCGAAAAGGGCAAAAATAATGATTTTAATGAGGAAGATTTATATGCTGATTAAATATGTCAGTGATTATATCAATTCTTATCATGCTCAAAAAGTAAAACTTAACAAGGAACGTATAGAACTTGTTGAATATATTGCTAGAGAAATTGAACCTCGTCTTGAAAGAAAAGAGATTTACTTTGATGAAAGTCAAATAAATAAATGTATCAGATATATCGAAACATTTTATTTTAAACTAGAGGATTTTCAAAAATTTATTATTAGTTTCATTTTTTTATTTTGGAGTGATGGGGATGATATTGTTTTTGAACAATTTTTAATCATGATGGGACGTGGTGGCGGTAAGAATGGTCTAATTTCTGGAGTAACTAACTACTTGCAAACTCCAATGCATGGAATTCCCAAATATCATATTTCGCTTGTCGCAAATAGTGAAGATCAAGCTAAAATGAGCTTCGAAGAAATCTACGACACAATTGAGATGAATGAAAAACTTCAAAGAATGTTTTCTTGGGGCAAAAAAGAAATCAAAAATCGCAAAACCCAGTCTATTATTCGCTATAAGACAAGCAATGGGAATACAAAAGATGGGTTGCGTGATGGGGCAGTAGTATTTGATGAAATACACCAGTATGAAGATCACAAAGTAACAGATGTTTATATTTCTGGTTTGGGAAAAGTTGCTAATCCAAGAGAGTTCTATATCGGGACAGATGGATTTGTTCGCGAGGGGTTCATTGATGAAATGAAGGAATTAGCTCATAAAGTACTCAAAGGTGATGCTGATTTTGATGAATTATTTCCTTTTATCTGCAAACTGAACGATGAGCAAGAAGTCGATGATCCAACAAATTGGGAAATGGCTAATCCTATGTTTACTCTTCCAATGAGCAGTTATGCGAAAAGATTGTATAAAAAGGTTACAAAGCAATATAAAAAACTGGAAGTAAATCCGAGTGGGCGTGATGAATTTATGACCAAACGTATGAATTTGCCGGTTACTGACATCGAAAGAAGCGTGGCAACATACGAAGAATTAAAAGCAACTAAAAAAGAGTTTCCAGAATTAAGAAATCTACCTGCGGTTGGAGGATTTGACTTTGCCTCTACTCGTGACTTTATCGCAGTTGGTGCATTATTTAAGGTTGATGGGGATTATGTTTTCAAATCTCATTCATTTGTTCGTAAAGAATTTGTCGATAGAATATATAGCTATTCAAAACCAAATGAAAATGTTAATGGTAAGCGACGATTTGCCCCGATTAGACAATGGGAAGATGAGGGATTGCTCACAGTATTAGATGAACCGTCAATGGATGCGCAGCACGTTGTAGATTGGTTCGTTCGTATGCGTGATGAAGAAGGCTATGAATTCCAAACTATTTGTGGAGACGGCTATAAAATGAGGGAGTATTTGCAACCTAAATTTGAAGAAGCGGGATTCGAAGTCTCTTGGAATGGTAAATTTGAAGAACCGCTCGGTTATCGTGTGGAAGTTATCCGCAACTTTAGGGCTATTGATGCGCAATTATCAACGGTAATTGAGGATAGTTTCGCTAATCAAAAAATTAATTTTGGGGATAATGACATGATGCGGTGGTACACAAATAACGTACTTCGACATTTGAAAAAAGATGGGAATGTGGAATATATCAAAAAAGAAGATGTCAGACGAAAAACAGATGGATTTAAAGCTTTTGAAGCAGCAATGTTCAAGGCTGATTTACTAAATGAAGTAGATACCACTGATTTCTATGACAATTTGGGTTGGTTTATGGGATAAAACGATACTTTTTGAGAGTAAAAATATTAGATAATTTACTTATGAAGTTATCAGCGAAAGCAAACAAAATGTAATTCGTTCGGTTGGATATACTTCTAACGTTGCTGGACGAGAATAACCAGCGTAGCAAGTGATTGGCGGATATTAGGTATAATATCTTTGCGAGGTTCGACTCCTCGTCTTGCTATAAATGGGTTGATAATAATATTTCCTTGGTTTGAATCCATGAAAACAGCTTGGTAACTTGCGACTGTACAGTGTTTGTCGTTACATTCACAACGGGATT